CGCTGAGCTGAAGGGTAAGAAAACCCAGGGCTGCTTTGTCATCTTTGGCCTTGAGACCGGTCTGCATCCTTCGGGACTGAGCTACCGGGCAAACGACAATAACGGTATTCCCACCTACGAGTTCGCAACAAGGGACGGTGAGGAAGAGTCTCATTCACGCTATGTGTTCTGGGATACTTCTTATGCCACCTCACTTGCGGCACTTGTCGCACTTGAATCATAGTTATGATTCCCCTCACTGAACTGCTCTGCCACGAGATAGAGGAGGTCTTACGGACCCCTCTTCTCAGGCAGGCGGTGGTGAGCTATACAAGAAATCTCTTTTACGGCGGCCAGCCGGTGGGTAGTTGTGATAACAGCGTTTATTTTTTCTACCACAAACTACAAAAAGAAGGCATCCAACAACAGAAAAAACTTGACAACATGAAATACCAGCTAAAACCCGGAATTTTTATAGTATTCAACGGACAGAGTTATAACGCATCTACCATAACCGATGCGATAGCCGAAGAATACCTGGCGAAATTCCCGAAAGCCGCGGCCAACTTTATCATTAAAGAAGATGCCGCAGAAACAGAGGCCAAAACTAAGGCTCCCCGGAAGAAAAAATAATGATACCCGCAACGTATGGACCAGGTATCAGAAAGACGTTCAGTCGAGAGACATTCGTCAGGATCAGCAAGGAGGTTGACACTCGTTGACCTCCCTGCTCCTTTCATCTTAAAGCCCGTCAAGGTTGACGGTATCGTATCCTATGACATAGACAACGCCTATCCCTCACGCATGGAGAGGCTGATCAACTCATCTGTCACCTCCAAGTCCGCTGCCGGTATGTATGCAAGGTTCCTCTCCGGGCAGGGCTTCGCAGATGAGAGTTTGAACACCATTGTCGTAGGTGAGGAAAACTACAAGAAAATCACCGCACTTGACCTGCTGCGGAAAATTGCAAGGTCAGTGGCCTACTTTAACGGCGTGTACGTCCGGGCACAATACACCGGGTACAACCCTTCGGGATTCAGAGTTGAGCCGTTCCGCTACTGCCGCCTCGGTGAGATGGATGACAAAGACTTCAATGCAAAGATTGTTGTCTATAACAACTGGGACAAATGGCGGTCACAGAAACTTGAGAAAGGCAAATATATAGCTGTCGATGTGTGGAATCCTATCAAAGAGGTTATCGACGCACAGGTGGCCGCTGCTGGATCATTCAATAAGTGGAAGGGTCAGATCTTTTACTCATTCTTTGATGATGAATACATATACCCGCAGTCACCTATTGACGTGACCAAGTGGGACGCAGACACAGAATCACAGATTGCCATCTTCAAGAATGGCGAACTCCGCAGGGGCTTCTTTCTGAAGTACATCATGCACCACACCAAGTTCAATAGTGAGGTTGAAGCATTGGACTTTAAAGCCAAAATGGAGGAGTTTATAGGAGCGGATCACAATAAGGCTATTGCGGTCCTCGAAGGATCTTTCAATCCTGACGGCTCTGTGATTGATAATGAAAACGTCAAGATCGACAAGATTGAGCAGAACATCAATGACAAGATGTTCGAGGGGTACGAGACTTCGACAAAGAACTCAATCCGCAAAGCGTTCAATGCCATTCCGCAAATCCTTCTGGAATATGAAGAAACGAAATTGTCAGGAACCAGCGGCGACGCATTGAGACAGGCAGCTTTTTTCTACAATTCTATGACCGTAGAGCCGAGGATGAAAATAAGCCAAATTTTTAATGAGCTATTTGCTAATCACATTGACCCCGCATTAAGAGGACGCGACTGGACGATCAATAAACTGACCTTCATTGAGGACCCATTATGAGCATTAGCGGTATATATAAAATTCAGTCCCAAAGGAAACCCGAGAAAATCTATATCGGTAGTGCGGTAGATATTCATAAGAGATGGCAGATACACCTCGGACGTCTAAAACGTAATAAACATGAAAATGCGAGACTTCAAAATCACTATAATAAGTATGGTAAGGATGACTTTGTTTTTTCAATTCTCATAGGTTGTGATAAACAGGACTTGATAAGTACGGAGCAATTCTATATCGACGCCTATAATCCCTCCTTTAATATATGCAAGAAAGCCGCAAATTGTCTCGGCGTGAAACACAGTCTTGAAACAAGGCAAAAAGTGAGTGCAGCCAATAGGGGGGAAAAGCACCATAATTACGGTAAACACCTAAGTGAAGAGACGCGCAGGAAAATAAGCGAAGCACATAAGGGGCGCAACCGCTCCCCTGAGCATATCAAAAAATTGGCTGATGCACGAAGAGGGCAAGTAATGCCTCCGCAAATAAGAGAAAAGATAAGCAAGAGCACCAAGGGGATTAATACGTGGAGCCTCGGGAATAAAAACGCAAGCGGCGAGAGGGATAATGCTTTTAAGGAGAGAATGAGAGAAGTTAATTTGGGTAAAACGCACAGCGATGAGACAAAGGAAAGAATGAGAATAGCCCACACTAATCCATCCGAGGAAACCCTAAGGAAAAGAAGTGAGGGATTAAAACGGGCATGGGCCTTGCGAAAATTAAAAACAGTAAACGTAAACTAATGAACCTACTTTGGACATCTGCTGAACAGACTACTATCCGGCCAATTTCAGCCAATAATCTCAGCCGGAAGTTCGACAGGCTGGCTGAATTGACGCAGGTCAAGGATCTCAAGCCATTGCTCGGCTATGACATGTTCCAGGATTTAATTCAGAATCCTACGTCAACCGCCAATGCAAAGCTGCTTGCAGGCGGAACATTCACCTATAACGGTGTGACTTACACCTTCGACGGGCTGAAATACGTGCTGGCAAACTTCTTTTTTGCCAATTACATCGTCGATAACCTTGAGGATACGTTCACGGGCTTCGTCACAAAGTCAAATGAGGACAGCCAGCCGGCCAGCCAGGGGGACAAAAAGAACCTGCGAGACCTTGCTGTTGAAACGGCCCTTCAATACTGGGAGGACTGTAAGAAATACATTGAGGCCAACAGCTCATCATTCCCCTATTATGACTGTAGTAAACCAAGAAATAACAGACTAATAACAATATAAATATAACATTATGAATGAATTAGGAAAACTTTCAGGAGCGGGCGGCTGTCAGATAATCAATGCAGCCGGGACCTATGCCATAGCTGACGGATCGCTGATTGAAGGCGTGTGCATGATAAAGGTTGTCACCGGCGCTGCCGCTGCAATCTCTGCTCTTCAGATAAAACCCGAGGGCAAGACAGCTATTGCCCTGCCTACGGTGAATAAGATTGTAAGTACCGACCTGTCGTCAATCACTGAGATGCTGACCTTCAAGCATCCGATCAGTTCAATCACCGTTGCCGCTAACGTGGTACTAATCGCTTACGCCGGGTAAAATGGACAAGCTGAAAAACTATCTGCTGTTTGGTGCCATTGCAGCATTGACATTTATCTGCGTGGTGCTGCTCACGGACAGGGTTAAGAGCCGGGAGGACATGAGCTTCAGTCGTGCCATTGACACGGTGAATATCGGCACAACAGCCAATGACGGAACAGGTGACCCACTAAGGACGGCCTTTATAAAGATCAACCGGCTCATCGTTATGGCTGACAGCCTTGATCTTGACAGTTTGACAAACGCAGAGGTGCAGGCATTGAAGGATATGGAAGACCTGACCGGAGCCGTTCTGTTTCATGTGGGAGATACTACCGTGACCGCAATAGTAGGACGAGTGGTATTTAAAACATCCAATTATCACTTCTACGGATGTGTAAGAACGTCAGGTCATAAATGGTATCAATTAGATAACTGATGCGTAGGCTGTTAATAATACTGCCCCTGCTGCTGTCCCTGAATCTTCAGGCGACAAACTACTACGTTAAGACCGGGGGAAATGACGGACTTGCCGGAACCTCTGACGCTAACGCATGGGCAACATTATCAAAGGTCAACAGCATAACCTTTGCGGCTGGGGACAGTATTTTCTTTCGCAGGGGCGATACCTTCCGGGGATCGCTATATCAAACGGAAAATGGCACAGCCTCAAATTGGATTTATTATGGTGCCTATGGAACGGGAGCCAAGCCAAAGATATTAGGCTCAAAAGACCTGAGTTCAACAAGCGACTGGACCAACCATTCTGGTAACGTTTGGAAAACGTCTGCAACGCTGGGAACATTACAGCAAGACATTTCCAATCTCATCTTCAATAACGAGGCTTCGTGTGGCTATAAAAAGAGATCGATAGATAGCCTCAATGCGCAGGGTAAGTTTTTCTACAACACAACCGATCATCTTGTCTATCTCTATTCGACAAGTAACCCCGGCACCTACTACACGCACATTGAAGCTGCCGGGCATCATGATATTTATCAAGCAGTTCTTTATTTCATCAACTGCTCGTATATAAAAATTGAGAACCTTGACGTAAGATATTCTTCAGCAGACGGGATTGAGGGGCGGGATGTTAACGGGTTTATAATTGAAAACTGCGATGTGTCGTACATAGGCGGGGAGTGGTTTTTAGATGCTCCCGACCTGCGGAGGGTGGGAAATGGATTGCAACTCTCTGTTAATATTGATAGTGCCTATATTATTAACTGCACGGCACACCAGTGTTATGATGCCGGTATTTCACCCCAGGCGTGGGTCAATGGTAGTGTCATGTCAAATATATGGATATACAACAACGTAGTTACTAACTGTTGGTATTCCTACGAAACGTGGTCAGCCCCGACATATACATTATCCAATGTTCATTTTTACCATAATACTTGTATAGATGCAGGATACTGTTGGAGTAATTCAGTGCATCAAAGACCTGACCGTAACAATGCCTCACACGTCATAATATGGGCACTCACTGGGACGGCAACCAACGTAACGGTCAGGAATAACATTTTTGTCAACTCTACAAACTTCGTTTACCGGCTTGACGATAACGTAAATAAGCTCGTAGTAGATTATAACGTCGCTGTAGGTGACACGGTGGGATACACGGCAGAGAGTACAAAATACACAACCCTTGCTGCATGGGTGGCCGCAATGTCACAGGACGCTCATTCAATAGACGACGACCCTCTGTTTGTCAGCTCGACAAATTTCAACCTGCAGTCAACGTCTCCGGCAAAAGATATCGGGGTGCAGTTAGGGCTAACTACTGACTTTACGGGTACGCCAAGAGGCTACCTGCCGGACATTGGAGCCTACGAATATGAGGACATACGCATAGCAACCATTGGCGGTAGGGCCGTGATAACCGGAGGTAAAATAATGACAATCCGAAAATAACTGATATGGATCACGAACACTGTCTGAAGGAAGGCGAAATAGCAACAGTTAAGGCCGAAGTCAGCGACCTTAAAAAGATACTAAAGGGTAACGGGCAAAAGGGACTGCAGGCTACCGTCACGGAATTAAACCTGATAGTGCCGCAACTAACTGAATCCGTTGAAACACTCTCCGGCAAGGTGCAGCTGCTGCTTGAAAAAGACATTGCGGCCGTAACCGAACGCAATTTAAAGATGTCCGCCAAGCAGAAGCTGGTCGCAATCTACGGGGCAATCATTGGAGCTGCCACGGTAATAGTGATGATAGCACAAATGATAGTCGAGAAGAAATGAGCAGGCCCTTCGTCATAAAAGTAAACCTTGTCACCCTTGTAAAGTGGGTGAGGAAGATACTCAAGTGGCGGAGGCAACACCAAATAAACCACGGAAAAGATGTGCTTGAAAAACCTGTTTAAGAAGCCGGAGCCGGAGAAGCCTTTTGAATACGGCAATAACTGCCTGCTACACTTCGCTATCTCGGATTATCCAGGTACCGGGTCAGACCTGCCGGGATGCGTACCGGACCAGGAATTGATGATTAACAAGGTTGACGGGCGGATCGGTGGCGTATCATTCAGGACGCTATCCGATAACGAGGTGACCCCCTCCCGTTTTAAGGCCGAATTAAAAGCCGCTTTCGCGGCTATGCCGATAGGGAATTTGGTTGTGGGTTATTCGGGGCATGGAAGTTTGGATAAAGACAATTTCGAACCTGACGGATATCGTGAAGCACTTTATCTGTGGGGCGGTAAACTGACCGACAAGGAATTTGTAGAACTCTGCAAGCAAAAACCCGCCGGACTGAACCTTGTGTTCATCCTTGACAGTTGTTTTTCGGAGGGCATGAGCCGGAACAACCCTTCCCCGCAGAGACCTAGGTTTATGATGACAGAACCACTGCCGGAGAACTATCACATCATCCGCCAGGCTCCCGGCGAGGTGAATGACTGGCTCGTCATCTCTGCTTGTGCCGAAAATCAAACGGCTGCCGACGCTATGTTTAACGGCAACCCGCAAGGTGCATTTACTTTTTATGCCATGAAAACACTGGAGAAGGGCATCACCTACCGGCAGTGGATGGAGCGGATATGGCAGTACCTGCCGAGCGATAAGTTCCCGCAGATCCCCCACATTGACGGACCTGAGTATATGCTTGATAAGAAAGTTTTTGAAGTTTAACCATAAAAACAGTTGTTATGAACAAAGCAATTTTTGACAAAGACGTTCCGACAAGGAACCTGATTACAACCATTTCCGGCATGGCCGGCCTGGTTATCAGCCTCGTTGTGTCCGTTCTGATTGCCACCAACAAAGTGGACCAGGACCAGGCCGCACCCCTCACCGATGCCCTTAACGGCGTTGTTACCGCTGTCGTTCAGGTTGTGGGTTACATCACCTCAATCGTGCTCATCTTTAAAGCCAAAGACGCATGAAAAAGTTGATGCTCATTATCGCTGTTGCTGCCCTGACGCTTACCGTCGCCGCACAGCCTACCGCAAGGGGATTTTTCCAGCCTGTCACGGCAGAGAGAATCCAGGGTTTTGACGGACAGAAGGCCCTTTCCGGTACCGTGCTTATCCGGCCGGAGTTTACTATTGCGGGGAACGTCCTTAAACCGGCTTATGCTGACGGCAAGTTCACCGGATTTGAAAGCTCGTTTGCTACCCGGGTTGGCATGGGTGTATCCTACAGCCTTTACAAGCTCGTGGAAGGACAGCCCTATAACGTGTACTCCTTTGCTGCACAGCTGAGCTTGGCGACAATAGAAAAGCCCAATGCCGGTGTGTTGGTGACCTGTTCCGCCTTCGACCTCTACGGCCTCAGTCCCTCGCTGGGATTTGGTTATGACTTTGTAAAAGATGCTCCCTTTCGTGAATCGTGGTTTATCATGTGGGGAGTTTCACATACATTCTGATGTTTCTGTTTTTCATAGTTGGTTTAGGTTAGGTTGGTTATGGGAAAGCTCAAGTACCTCGTAATTCATTGCACAGACACACCGGCAACAATGACTGTCACTCATGACTCTATTTCCCAATGGCACATGGGCCCACGTGATTTAGACGGCGGACGTGTGAGGTACAAGGGCAGAAACTACCCCTCCCGGAAGGCGTTACCCGATGAACTTCTGGGCGGGGTACCCATAGCTAAGATGCAGGGGCGGGGATGGGATAGGTTAGGATATTACGCAATCATCCACCGGGACGGGACAAAAGAGGTGTTAACGCCTAACAACCTGGATGACGTCATCACCACCGATGAAATGACATGGGGTGTCGCAGGGATAAATTCAGAGGCAATCCACGTGGTTTTAGAGGGTGGCAAGGGTGCGTTGTCGGAGTTTTTGCAACACTTCACCCCCCCGCAGGATGAAGAGCTGTTTGCCTTTTGCAAACTGATGATTTTGCGCCATGCCGGAATCGTCATAATAGGCCACAATCAGAAAGCGGAAAAGACCTGCCCCGGCTTTTTTGTCTATGACTGGCTGATGGATCACGGGATTGAGAGTTGGGGAATAAAAAAGAAACGAATATGAGGATTTCGGGTATATATAAGATACAGTCAATCAAAAAGCCGGAGCGCATTTATATCGGGAGTACTAAAAATATTCATCTTAGGTGGGGCGTACACTTAAATGAATTGAGAAAAAATATCCATATCAACAAAAAACTTCAAAATCATTTTAACAAATATGGTGAATCTGATCTTGTTTTTAGTGTAATCACCGGATGTGATTTAAATGATCGATTATCCTTAGAACAGTTTTATTTAGACGCCTTTAATCCCTGGTTCAATATATGTCACATTGCCGGGAATACTGCCGGGCGGCCGGTATCTGACGAAACGAGACAAAAGTTAAGTGAGGCGTCTAAGGGTAGGCAGGTAAGGCCGCTCGGAAGTAAGCTAACAGAAGAGCATAAACGAAAAATCAGTGAGGCCATGCGTGGAGAGAAAAACCATCAATATGGTAAGCCATCTCCACGTAAGGGAGGCGAGGGTTATCCCAGTCCATTCAAGGGCAAAAAAGGTCGGTACTCTGAAGAAACACTGCAAAAGATGA